AACAGCCTGTAAGTTTGTTAGCATGTGCTGAGAGAAGAAACTTAAACTTTCAGAAGGATGATACACTAAAAAACTATTTTAAAGAAGGATATAACACAAATGAAATACCACTTAACGAGCTTACTCATTATCTTGGTTGTGACATCGACACTACTACAGAGTTGTTCCATGCTATTAATTCCGAAGGGTACTCCCAAAGCTGCTCCAACGGAATGGATAGAGTACGAGCCATTACCTGTGAAGTCTGTCGAACCCTCACAAAAATGTACATGTCAGGATTCCGTGTGGATAGAATCGCCCTTCAGCGAGTAAGAGAAGAGTTTGAACAAGAGAAAGCTGATATTGAACGTAGGTTAGTAACACAGATCCGTGATCTTATGGGTGACACCCCAATCAATCTGAATAGTCCTGAACAAGTATCTCAAGTTATCTTTAGTCGATCCGTGAATGATAAGAAAGAATGGGTTGATCTTTTTGAGTTTACGAGTAACTTACCTGAGTTTAGAGATGCTGTAGCAGCTAATAGTACTTTGCTTCGCAAGACAAGGGCATTCAGTTGCCCTACATGTAATGGTGCAGGTAGTAGATTTAAGAAGAAGAAAGATGGTAGCAACTTCAAGAAAGCTAACAAATGCCCTGACTGTTCAGCGAGAGGCTATCAATTAGAACAAACGAAGAAGTTAGCTGGGTTAGGATTTAATCCACCGAACAAGTCATGGGTAAGTGCAAACGGCTTCAGTACGAGCAAGGGTAACTTAGACATCCTTATCTCTACAGCTAAGACACGGAAGATGGACGCAGCAATACAATTCCTGGAAGATATAAAACGACTGTCGGCTGTATCAACTTACCTTAGCTCATTCGTAGATGGTATTAGCAACTACACAAAAGAGGATGGCTTCTTACATGTAGGTTTAACGCAACATATTACTGCAACAGGGCGATTTAGTGGACGTAACCCCAACATGCAGAACATGCCTCGTGGTGGTACGTTCCCCGTTAAACGGGTCTTTGTGTCTCGTTGGGATGGCGGTCAGATACTGGACTGTGACTTTGCTCAATTAGAATTTAGAGTAGCTGCATTTTTGTCACAGGATAAAACAGCAATGCACGAGATAGATACAGGGTTTGATGTACACAGTTATACGGCTAAAGTTATTACTGATGCAGGACAAGAAACGTCACGCCAAGTTGCGAAAGGACATACCTTTGCTCCTTTGTTTGGTGCAAGCGGTTACGGCAGAAGTAAAGCGGAAGCTACATACTACAAACATTTTATTGAAAAGTATAAAGGGATTGCTAAATGGCACAAAAAGTTAGGGGATGAAGCAGTAGAAGGAAAAGTAACCACTCCTTCAGGAAGACAATATGCATTTCCTGATGTAATTAAAAGAAAAAGTGGACAACCTACACACTTTACGATGATTAAAAACTATCCTGTTCAAGGATTTTCTAATGACATTGTACAGGTAGTGTTTTTAGAATTAAACAAACGCTTAGAGCCACTACAATCTTGTGTCGTTAATTCAGTGCATGACTCTATTGTAGTTGATGTACACCCCAATGAGACAAAATATGTAGTACAAATAGTCAAAGATATGAACAACGATTTAGATTTAATTATAGAGGAAGCATACAATGTAAAAATGAACGTACCATTACTATTAGAAGCTAAAATAGGTCTTAATTGGCTTGACATGAAGGACGTTATATAGTATAACTATAACTCTTTTCACACATCATAAACAGAGGTAAAATATGAATACAGAATTACAAATTGCTGGTGCTTCAGGACAAGCACTCGCCGACATGATGGGTCTTTCAGCCCAAGATGATGGCAACACTAAGAAATCGTCTAACCTAGCTCGATTGAACATTATGCACAAAGCACTAATGGGTGACGTTGAAGTTTCAGGTAAGACAATGAGAACAGAAGTCGTACCCGTAGGTGCATTTAAATTAAAAGTAGGTGATGATCTTGTGTATTGTTTAGAGCCAGAGATTAGGATCTTTGCTCTTAAAGAACAGTGGACACATTGGGATTCACTTAACAATGTAATGCATCGAACTCAGATGGCAAACAACCTATACACCGATTTGAAAGATACTAAAGGTACATTTAATATAGGTCGTCCATCAGGGTATCATACTAAGAAAGAGTACGATGCTTTGTCTCAAGAGATAAAGGATTTAATGAGAGCCGTTAAAAGAACTAAAATTCTATTTGGTACAATTAACTTAAATGGAAAAGCCCTTAACGAAGATGGTATTGAAGTTGAAGGGTATAATGATGAGATACCTTTTATACTCGACATTAAGAATAAAGATAGCATCAAAGCTCTAAATGAAGTCCTTAAAAAAATTAGGGAAGACAGTAAAATTCCTATTGAAGCTAAACTATTAAAGCGTAGCATTACACTAGGGTCTAAAGTAGAGACAGTCCCAGCAACCTATGCAACAATTTTGTTTAACAAAGTCAAAGAAGTTGATCTTCAAGATGAAGACAGTAAAACTTTTGAGAGCTTTCAAGAGTGGATTAAATGGTCAGATGGTTATGTCTTAGACCGATGGAAAGAAAACAATAGGCAGGAACTCGATGAAGATGAGGCAGAACTAGTTGACGCTTTTGTAGGACATGACATCGAGGGTGCTGCAGTTTAATGGAGCATCTTTCTGAGGCAGGTCATTGGTATGACAAGAATGGTTTGCCTACCTACACGATAGTCGGTGCAAACGGCAGAGAAAGAAATACTACTCTTCGAGATGCTCGACAACACGGTTACGTTCCTTCAGTAACTACAATAATAGGGATGGCATCAAAGCCATCCTTAGAGAACTGGAAAATCAATCAAGCACTTAATTCAGCTATTACCTTAGAACAAGATCCTGGGGAAACTTTAGAAGAATTTACGCAACGATGTAAAACAGATTCAAAAGAGATAGGTAGAAAAGCCGCAGAACGTGGCACAATTATACACGCTATGATTGAGCAAGGCTTTATGGGGGGTACAAAAACTAAAGCATACAAAGTTATTAAAGATTATTTGGACACAGATTTTCCTGATGAATCTTGGGTTGCTGAAGACTCTTTCTGCTCAACAAAAGGATATGGTGGCAAAATAGATTTATATTCTAAATCAGGAATTTTTGTTGACTTTAAAACTAAAGATGGGTTAAAAGAGAAACAGGCATCCAAGTTGGTGTTTGATGATCACGGGATGCAACTATCTGCTTATGCAGAAGGATGTAACTTTAAACAACCAGAAAGAGTTTCTATATTTGTTGACAGGGAAGACCCAGAACTAATAGCGGTACATCGGTGGGACATTGGAACCCACAATAGACACTTAGCTATGTTCAACAGTCTTTTGACATATTGGAAACTAGTAAAAAAATATGATCCGTCAGAGATCTTAGAAGAAGAAGATGAGGCAGAATACAATGGTTAAGATGACAGTTGAAGGTGTAGAATACGACACAGATAATATGACTGATGAACAGAAAGAATTAGTTGATGTTTTAAAAGTAAACACAACTACCTCTAATGTAATAGGGCATATGCTACAATGTGTTAACGCAATAGGTAGGGTTAAAGTAGATGAATTAAAGGCTTCCCTATCTAATGTTAAAAAAGAATAGTACAAGACGGCGACACAACTCCAGACGCTACAGAAGTGGTTTAGAGGAACGGGTTGCTGACTATCTAAAGCATCACCAAAAAGAAGTACGCTACGAACTCCTTAAAGTTCAATGGGAAGATTTGCGTTATAGAACATACACGCCTGACTTCCAACTGGACAATGGTATCTTTATAGAATCTAAAGGTTTGTTTGATAATGAAGATCGCCGCAAACATTTGGCGGTCAGGGATCAACATCCAGAATTAGATATTCGTTTTGTATTTAGTAATGCTCAAGCAAAGCTATACAAAGGATCTAAAACTAGATATTGTGGGTGGTGTGAGAAGCACGATTTTAAGTGGGCGCATCGGGTTATACCATTAGATTGGCTACTCGAAAAAGGCAGAAGCACTAACGCTACTGTAATTAAATTAAAAACAAAAAGGAAGGATATATAAATGGGATATACTTTAGCGGATGATGAGGTTGCGTTGATATTGCGCCCCATCAAGTTCGATAAGACTGGTGCGTGGAGTGGTCTAATCTCTACAGGTTTAGCGATGGGACCAGAAAGTGAAATAGATAAAGCAATACTAGGCGACTTAATAAAGTGTGCGACTTTTCTTAGTGCGTTTCTAGATGTAGCACACGAGTATCCAGATCTTATGGCGGTTGTAGAAGAACGAAGAGATCAGATGATACGTATGTTTGAAGAAGACGCACGAGAAGAAGAATATGGTTTGCCTGAAGTAGAAGTGCAAACAAGTGGTGGACAAGTTATTAAGTTTGGACCAACAACAAAAACGAAAGGTAACGCATGACGGATGAAATAATAAATAAGCCACAGCATTATGCTCGATGGCAAATAGAACCTATTACATACACTATGATGAACGGCTTTGAATTTTGGCGAGGTAACATCGTGAAGTATGCAAGCCGTGCAGGACATAAGCTATACGATGGTATGGACCAAAAAGAAAGTGAGATAACGGATCTCAATAAAGTAATTCGTTATGCTGAAATGAGGATAAACCAAATAAATGGTAAAGACGAATTATAAATCCTTCTATGTTTCATTTACATTAAACGTAGATGAAGAAGGAAATATCTTATCGTTAGTTGACGAAGACCATCCTAGCGAAGTAGCAGAATCTATATCTAATGCAATACACGACATAGATGATGTAGCAGTAGAAAAAATGAAAGTTAAAGAGAAGCGATAACGTATGGGTAAACGATCTAATTTTAAACGAGTTGAAAGAGATTTTTATCCTACTCCGAAAGCAGCGGTTCTGCCTTTACTCGAACACTTACCTGAACAGTTTGATTTTATAGAACCTTGTGCAGGAGATGGCAGATTAGTTAATCACTTAACAGAACTAACTAGCGGTTCTTGTGTAGGAGCATCAGATATTGAGCCAAGAGATATATCTGTAACTCAGCAAGATGCACTTACAATCAAATGGGAAGCTAGACGAAGTAATATGTATTGTATTACTAACCCCCCGTGGGACAGAGATATTTTGCATCCTCTTATCGAAAACTTTATGGCATCAGGTAAAGCCTGGTTACTTTTTGATGCAGACTGGATGCACACAAAGCAAGCAACACCTTACCTACGGCATTGCAGACGCATCGTTAGTGTAGGACGAGTAAAATGGATAGAAGATAGTAGTAATACAGGTAAAGATAATTGTGCGTGGTACTTCTTCGATCAAAAAAATAAAACACCAACCGAATTTTACGGCAGAACATAAAGGGAAATATAACAATGTCTAATAACTATCTACCAACTGATTATCAATCTTTCATCCACAAGTCACGCTACGCCCGATGGTTAGACGTTGAAGGGCGGCGTGAGAGTTGGCACGAAACCGTGTCTCGTTACGTTGACCAAGTGTGTAATGTTAAAGGTATGGACACAGATACGTTGGAAGAGTTGTATGACGCAATCATATCATTAGAAGTTATGCCGTCAATGAGGGCTATGATGACGGCAGGT